TGTCTCTGCAGATTCTAGAGTAGTGAACAATAGTGCCGTTTACGACCCATGGTCGCAAAACGGTATCCATTATAACTACTCTACTACTGCCGAACGCCAGGTGTTTAATTCATCGTCCTGGTTCCACGTCGAAATGAAGTTTAATTACAATTTTACTTCATACCAGCGCGAGCATGCTCGCATTTTAGGGTTGCTAGATAGTCTGGGGGTTAACCTTAATCCTCAGATTATCTGGAATGCAATCCCCTGGTCTTTTGTTGTTGATTGGGTTATTGGCGTAGGCCAATGGCTTGGTCAATTCAAAAGATTAAACTTGGAACCACAGATAAACATAATAGACTTCTTATGGACCGTTAAGCGTCACAGGACTATCTACTTGCATACGAAAGTAGGCAATGAATGGCCTGGGGTTAACTTCCCGGAACCCGTTAAGAAGCTCGTGTGTGTAACTAATGAAACGTCTTATAGACGCGAAGTTGGTCTCCCACCCGCCGGCTCAATACTATTGAGCGGGCTGAGTTCTACCGAATTCAGTCTGGGTGCCGCGTTGGTATTAAGCCAACGTAGACATCACAAATAGAATGGGTAGTACCCATTCGAGTGGTTTTCCACTATAAACATACATAAGCATGCTAAGTAATACACTTAACACGAACGAGATCAAAAACAGTGCTGGAACAGAGGTTGAATTTCAACATCTGGACCAAGACGGCCGGTCGCATGAGTACGCCCAAATTGGCGAATCTCCTGCGCTCCAACACCGACTCAAGATTCAACATCTTGAAACCGGTACTGGAACTAACAAGCGAAGACGGTCAGTAGTTCGATTTGATAAAACTATCATGTCGACTGTTGATACGGCTCTGCCTGTTACCGTTTCTGCATATACTGTGCTCGATGCACCTGTTGGTGCATTGCTCGCAAATACAGAAATGGCTCATGTTCTCGCCGAACTTATGTCGTTTACGGCCTCTTTAGGTGCGTCAACGACGATATTGTACGACGGAACGGGGAACGGCGCGGCTGCTTTACTCTCAGGTGGTTTGTAATCACCTTGGAATAGGCACACTGAGTATGCACACTACCGAATTGTATTTTTGGTTTAATTACCTTGATACTCTTTGGCTGGTGTGCATCCTCGTTATCTACGTATACGCGTTACGGCGCTAGTGTCCAGGCGAGATACGCGAAGTCATAGTTCGTAATCTGTGTCACATCAACATTGATGCGCATAGAATACACTGTGGCTCCTAACGTATAGCCTGAAAAACTATTCGCCGCACCGTATGGGCCTCCTGGCGAAGTTGTCAGAATACAGAGGTTTTGCATATTTGGCACGTACACAGTGTACGGCCTTTTTTGCTTGCTTCCATTCTGCACCGACGGCAGGACGCTTGATCTTATGATATTATTCATAGTATTATAAGTTACTTAGTTAACGTTCGTTCGACTGAATCGTGGAGTGTATGCATGCTCTAGGAGATATACCTTATGGTTATCAATAAGAGCCTAGATGAAGTTGAACTCATCGCTGCACTACTCCACGACGTTCAAACGTCGCATGGAGTTGTGTTTAACAATAAGGCACGCAAACTTACTTTAAATAAAGTAAGTCAGCGTGTCTCTTCGGAAGGTATTAGTTTTCTAACGAAAACTATGCCTCGCCTGGGCAAGGCCTTTGATAAGGCCCTTTTAGAAGACACTAAGTTTGACTGTATCGCTGTAGGATTTAAACCCTATCGCGATACTAAACTTCCGAGGTTTCTCGGTGAGTTATTCAGCTTAGTCTTTTCACCAGACGGTGCGGTTCTTCCGGAGCCGTGTGTCCATTGCATCAAGCAAATCAGACTAGTTTTGTATTCTTTTTACAAATACAAACTACCTAATTCACATGAACAAGAACAACAAGTCGTCGAATCGTTTGAAAAAACGGAAGACGACCTTTCGGTTGTCAAACTCCAGCTTGGAGAAATCCAAGTTGGACTTGATAAAAGCGTTACCACTCGTAGGCGTAGCTCTTCAGCTATGTCTGCGGTTGATATCGCTCGTGAGGCGAAGATATTACTTAGTAATGTTTTCGCTTATTTTGATCCTACTGACATCGTGCCGAGACATGGCCCTGGATCTGTCGCTACCAAGCAACAGCTCTGGGACAAGTTTCGGTGGACGAATATCAGTAAGACGATCACAGACCAATACCCTATTGATGCATATTTTTATGCCTCTCTTGGACATGTCTGCGACGAACTCAATGGATTAGGATCCATTAGAGACGAGTGTCTTCCTGCCCGAGTTTTACTCGTGCCGAAAGACTCA